CTCGGTGCCCCAGACGTCGTCGCCGGAAACTTCCCAGCGAGTGACGAGCACGGGAAACCAATCGTAGCCGCTCTCGCGCAGCGTCTTATTGTAGCCCGCAACGTCGCCCTCGCTGCTCAGATAGTTGACACCGTTTCCGCCCAGGCCAGTTCCGCGCTCATAATAGGTGGATCGGTATCGCTTAAATTTTGACCGCTTGTTGGTCATGCTGTATTCGTCATTCGGATAGATCGCGTGGCAGACGTCGATCCAGAACTCGCGGCCCGTGCCAAGAACGTAATGGTTCTTCACGTGCGCGCTGATATTCGTCCAGTCGATGGTGCCGTCAGGCTGGCGCCCAAACTTCTCGACGATCTGCCGGACCGTCATGCGGAAATCTCGGATGAAGCAGTCGACCTTTCCCTTCGCGTTGGCCGAGATGAAATAGGTTCCGATCGGAAAGCACTTGAAGTGCAGGATCGACTCGACGTCTTCCTTGACGTACATGGCGCCGGTGGCGAACGTGCCGATGTCTTGGATGAACTGCGGGGTTTCCTTGTAGACATTCGATCGGCTGAAAATCCACAGCAGGACGTCGGTGGCTTTGGCGAGGTAGGTCTTCACGTCCCAGTTCTCGGCCAAGTCCTTGTCGGAGACGGTGAGCCGGAACCATTGGCGGGCCTGCGACATCACCGCAGAGACCATGCCTGATCGGAACGTGCGAAGCGATCGCGATCCGACGGAGTTGAGAATCTTGGAACGGCTGCGGTCGGTTGGCTTGCCCTCGGTGGTGGTGAAGCGCGGGCGCATCGGAAGGATGAAGTCGCCGAGGTCCTTGAACATCGGAACGAACGGCTGGCGTTCCTGATCCATCTGACCGCGCATCGCCTCGATCATCTGGCGACGGCTCTCTTTATATTCGACCTTCTCGGCCGTGGCGGAAGCGGCCATCAGGTTCCCAGCAACGTCTTACCGCCGGCTGCGGGCGGCGCCGCCGGAACGCCAAATGAGCCCGTCAGAAGCGTGCCGCCCTTGGTGTAACCGGCACCCGTGACGCCCAGTCCCTTCGACTGCCTGTACGACTCAGTCAAAGCGGTCACGGCCGTCTTATCCTTAAGCTGCTGGTCGAGGGCGGCCTGTTTTTTCTTCTGCTCGTCGGCCTGATCCTTCGCGTAACGGCGGGCCTTGGCGGCCTCGCTTAATTGAAAGCCGGTTGTGATCGCGGTGGCGGCGACGATGGCTGCGGCGGCTGGCATCAGTAGGCCCTCGGGCGTTTCGGATTGCGCATCAGGTTTCCCTCAAATAAGCCTTCTCGAAAAGTGTGAAGCCGCGGCGCTGAAGCCCAGCCTCTTTGACCTTCGTCTTCGTCATCAGCCCAAAGGTGATCCAGTCCACGCGCTTCTTGCCGTTCTCGTCTCGCTTCTCGCCCTCTTTGACGAAGGCGTCCAGCAGTTCCGAAGCTGCGGAGGCGCCGCGCGCGCTCGGCTCAACCCACCAGAAAAGCTCGGCCAGGACCATCACGTGCGGGTTCATAATATGCGGCGTCACGACGCCCGCGATGAAACCCACCAGCGCTGTCGGCCGCTCGGCGACAAGGACCACGTGGTCCTTCATCAGCCGGATCATTCCGTTGCGAGCGACTACGATGTCACCGAACAGCTTGTGCTTCGTTCCGGCGAAGTCGCTGAAGTCGCGAAGCTGCCTGATCAGCCAGTCCAGGTCTTTCAGCTCGCCGGGGCGAATCGTGATTGACATCGCGGCAAAATTACACCCTATTCGGCGCGTCCGCTAGAGTGGTTTTTATCGCAACGCCAGTTCTGAGACGCAAAAAGGCCCAGCCCTCTCAACGGAAGGCTGGGCCCCATGGCCAAGCGTAGCCTCTAACCGAACCACGCCAGGATTGTTAACGAGTTTACTTAGGAACCGCAGTTCCGACCGTCGCGCCGAGATTCGTCGCCTGCGCGCCGTTCACCGTCAGCTTGATCGTCTCGCTGATCGTCACGACGCCGGCGCCCAAGTCCGCGTCAGCTTCGACAAGGATTTCCGACACGCCAGGGCTGTCGCCGCTGACGAGGAAGGCCGAGAGGCCGTTGTCCGAAGGGACCACGGTAGCTTCGCCGCTAACGATGGTCCACGCGGGCGCGCCGTCAAGAGTGGCGGCCTTTCCTGATTCATCAACGGGTGCGAGAGTGACTTCGATCTTCTCTTCATTGGTGATGCTGATTTCGAGCATGATTATTCTCCTTTCGGTATTGGATGACCTATTTTAAATTCGAAGTGCGCCGCGCGCCGCGCTCGCCGCCTCGCTTTCCAGATCGCATATAGAACCCGCATTAAAGAAAATATCTTGGCCATCGCAACGCTCCTTAAGTATTCGCCATCGGGTCCCAGTCAGAGTCGGCGTGCTGGCCGCGCCCAGGCAATCCCGCGCGCTCCAGCGCCATCGCCGGTGCGTCAATCTCGTCAGCCCCGAACGTATACGCCAGCGCGTCGCCTAAGTCCGGCGAGAAGCCGAGGCGCTTCTTGATCAGCGGCTTCGGCTCAAGAACGAACACACCATTGGCGAAGGTGTAGGTCGGCGCCGAACATTCGCGCACGAGCTCCATCACCTTCGGCAAGCAGCCGCCGCGCCGTATCCATGCGGCCATCTCAAGCCAGACCTCGGTGCGCCGGTTGAAGTAGCGCGGGTTGATCGGCTTCGCTTCGCCGATGAATGGCAGCGGATTCAGGCCGAACGCGAAAAGGTTGTCGATCACGCCGTGGCCCCAGTGGCCCGAGTCGTCGACGATCATCTGCTCGACGCCCCAGTCCTTGTTCGCCTTGATGGCGCGCAGCGCGATGTCGGTCGTGCGCTGGTGGCGAAGGATGATCGGCCGAAACGCGCAGAGGCCCTGACGCGGGAATAGCACCGTCCGGTCGTCTCCGAAACGCGCGACGTCGATGCCAAGCCGCTTCTGCGCCCAGTCGTAGTCCTCTGGACGGATCACACGCGAGAGCGCCGCTTCGACTTCCTCGGGGCCCAGAATGGCGTTGATCGACGCCGGCGGGAATTCGCCCAGGATCATCGACATCACCCACGGGTTGTCGCGGCCGTAGGTCGCGATCTGCTCGCGCGCCCAGTCGATGTCGATGCGCGTGGAACGATGCGGGTTGTCCGGGTCGCCCGTGATGCGAATGATCTTCCACAGGTGGCGCAGGATCGACGATGCGGCGTAGAGAATGCCGTCGCGGCTCGTCGGGTTTCCGGCTTGAATGATGCGGCCGAACGCGCAGTTAGATAGCGCCTGCTCGCCCGCCTTGACCACCGCGACGGGGATTTCTCCAGACTCGTCGATGATGATCAGAACGTATTTCGAATGAAGCCCGGAAAGCGTGCGGCCCTGCTGTTCGGCGTTGGCCTTCTTCGACCAGGAACGCGCGGATAGAAACCACGTTTCCTTGTGCCGCTTGTTGAAAACGCGCTCGGCCTGATGGGTGAACGCCTTGAGCAAGAACGGCGAGCGCTGCTGCCACTTCGAGAGCTCCGACCACAAATTGTCTTCGAGATTCTGCTTCGTCACCGAGACGGCGGCGCCCTTCGGATGCTCGCCCTTGTCGCCCATCAGCGCGAGGAACCACCACGCGCACCACGCGAGGACGGCCGACTTTCCTGGGCCCGCGCAGGCTTGAAGGCTGATGCGGTATTTCGCGACGTTCTGATCGGCGAACGCGATCAGCGCCTCGGCCTGCCAGTAGTCGGGCTCGACGTTGAAGTTGTCGCGAACGAACTGGACCGGGTCCCGCCGCCAGCGCAGGATTTGGTCGACGGCTGGATCGCTGCTGACCGTCATTCAATCACGCGCCGGCATTGAGAGCATTGGAGCTGGCCTTCGGCGTTGCGAGCGGTGCCTTCGTGTTCGCAGACCAGCTTGCCGCGGGGCGAAGCGCAGCAGCCCTTGTGCCATTGGCCGATGGTCATGCCGTAGGCCGACTGGGATCGACGACAGGCGGTGCAGATCAGACGGACGAGCTTGGCGCGGGTGATGTCACTCACGCCCGTCCACCGCTTGATGCTTCACGATCCGCACGCCGTTGTCGAAGATGATCTGCTTCTCGCACCAACAGGCGCCGCCGCGAAGGACGTGCTCGCGCGTGTCGTTCGGCGGGAAGACTTGGACAGAGTCGTCGTGCTCGCAGGGGTTCATCGTGATCCAGCCGTCGCGGTCATTGGTGCCGTGTTCGCGGCCACCTGGCGCAACGATGGACGCACCGCAGCAGGTCAGGATTACGGTTGGGTTAATGGCCATTGAAACGTCGCGGTGCGCCACGCTTCCTGCGCGGCTTTGGGCGGGCTGTCGAAAATCTCAACGTCGCCGGGCGCGGGCGGTGCGACGTTCCTAATCTCGACGGTATCGATGATCTTGCCGCCGGGTCCGAACGTGGTCAGGAAGCAGCGGTCAGGTTGAATGCCGTCGGCGAGATCAACGCCAATGATCACAGCTGTCCTTCTGGCGCCGCCGCCGGCGGCTCTGGCGCCTTCTTGTTCGCATCGGCCAGCAGGTCTTCGAGCGTCTTTTCGAGCCGCAGGTCGACCTTTGCGCGGAATAGCCCGCGTTCCTTGCCGAGCGCGAGCGCCGCATCGAGCTTCGGATGCAGCTTCACCTTGCGCGTGTAGCCGACGAGACGGCGGTTCTCGCCCGAGCCCTCATAAATCTCATCGACCTCGACCTGAAGCAGCGCCGCCGCGGCGTCGTCGGGCCAGTCCTTCGGCGACTTGAGCGTGCCGTCATCGTTGTAGAAATCCTTGATCTTGACGTAGCCGATGCGCCGTATCTCGCGCAGGACCTTCTCGGTCTCCCATTCGCCGCGGTCGTTCATGGCCGCGACATACAGGTCGGAGCGCGCCTTGTCGTGGCGAATCCAGTTCAGCAGGTGGCCGTAGCCGAGGTCCCAGCGCTCGCACAGGTCGAGCAGAGAGCCGCCGTTGGCGACGTGATCGCAGATTTCGAGCAGGGTGGCTTCGTTTTGGCGGGCAGCGAGGCGTTCTTTGTAGGGCGCAGTCGGCGCCGGCAGCGAGGGGGTCGCCACCGGCGCCGGTGCGTTTTCGCTCGCCGCTTGGTCAGGGCGGCCGCCGAGGTCAGGAGAGTCCATGATCGCGCGGAGTATAGTCCCGCGCGGTCGCGATTACAAGGTGCGTTCTGCTTTGATGCCGGCCGAGGTCGGCACGAGCCTGAACTTCTTTCCCGCGCGTTTCGCGTACTGCCGCACCGACCGATGGATCACGGTCTGATCGAGGTCGGGCTGGCCCGGCGCGGCGCGCCGCCACGGGATCAGCAGGAACTCGCCGACCGCAAGGTGTTTGATGAGGTATTTTGGCGCGCCCATCAGCTGTGCCTCGTGATGATCATGCGCGACTTCGCGCGGTCGGGGTTGGCCTCCATCTTATAAGAGACGGACCAGCCGCGCTTGCGCGCCATCTTCTTGAGCGACAGCGCCGCGCATTGTTCGTGAAGCGCGGGCCCGGTCAGCACCAGCACGTCGCCGATGACGCGCAGGCGGTCCCACGGATAGCGTAGGCCGCGGATCGCGCCGGGCGGCAGCGCGAGCGAGACGGTCGTCCAGATTGGAGCGCTGGTCATTTTAGTGGGTCCTCACGATGAGAAGGCGCGGTGGCGTCAGCTTCAGACGGATCGTGTGAATGCCCCAGCCGCGCTTCTTGGCCATGCGGTACGCCATCTGCTGCGCCGTCAGGATTTGGAGCGCAGGCCCGAACAGCTCAAGCGTGTCGCCGATGACCGCCAGGTGATGCCACGGATACCTTCCGACCGTGTTTTGACCGGCCTCGTAAATCAATTCAACAGAGTATTTCACGCCTTCCCTCCATGAGTTTCAGATTCTATGCCTTCACTTATAGCTAAAGTGTAACTATCTTCGCAAGGGTGCTAATAGTGTTAAAAATAAAACTGTGTGCAGCACAGCTTTTTAGCCCACCTATTTCACGAAAGGATGAATGCCATTCAATAAAATGCGACGAGGGTGCGGTTTACAGGAGTTGGCGGGTTTCAGGCACAGGATTGGCGTGGCGGTTGGTGGTTGGGTCGCGCGGGGATGGGGCGTAGCTATGCCTTGTGTGTATATATCATTTATATATATATGAGGTATATAGGAGAGGGGCCACCTTAATCATTCAAAACCATCACTTTTTGCTTTACCACCAGCCTTCATCCTTGCCCACCTGAGATTCATTCAAAAAACGGCTTCCGCGCGTCAATTCTG